ACATCTAAATTTGTAGGATCTAAATTAGGAAAGAATCCATTAGTTTGTTGACCATTAGATAAATTAGCAGGCATTTGCCATGTATGTGTATTAGGAATAAATGTACCCGCAGTTGTTGTTGTAAATTCTAAACCACTAGCACCATCCATTAAGTGTCTAAACATATGTTGGTGATTATACGTTGGATTCCACGGTCCTGTTATTATTGCACCAGGGTTAAATGATGAAGCACCTGTTTGTGGGCCTGGTACATTATTTTGCACTACTGCTACGTGTAATACATTTATATTAGTAGTAGTTGAAGTATAATATGTTTCTGTATTAACTGTTAAAAGACCAGTTGCCATATCATAACTTGCTTGAACCCCAACATTAACATAAGAAGGTTGTGATATAATATCACTTGCGGCTGTAGCCCAATCACTTCTACTCATTGCTGTTCCCCCTGGATTTTGTGGGGTAATTCCTGAAAATATTGCTCTATTAACTGAACCTGCTGGATAGCCAGCTATATTTGCATTGTTAGCAATAGCACTTCCATATGAACAATTAAAATCAGGGTCATTAGGACTATTTGGAGTTGAATACCCACCTGTATGTATATTAATTAAAAATACATCATTTGGGTTTGCATCATGTAAATTTTGTGCTATTAGATGTCCATCGGGACAATAAGTACAATAAATACCTGTAAATTCTTCAAGTATTACATTTTTATTTTCTGGGGTTGTACTTACAAAAGTTTGGGATTGTGTTTTTAGAGAGCAAAAAGTGAATATTGCTAACCAAAATATAGTTACTATAAAGTAACCTGTTGATTTATTTATATTTTTCATTGTTTTATTTTATTAATTAGTTGTTTAATTTCAGCACATTTCTCATATTCTTCATTTTCTTCAAAATAATTACTTATCCTTTTTAATGCTGTTGGGAAATATAAAGATGATAATTTAATTATTATAGATAGATTTATTATATTAAATAACTCTATTGTAGTATAATTATTTTTAATAGCATCTTTAATAGCCCTAAAAGAATCTCTCATTATAATACCACGAAATTCTTCTTTATTAGATAATTCTTTTAGCTCCCTTTTATTACTATAACTTATTTCAATACTTGTTATCTTTCTCTTTGCAGTTTCTTCTTTCATTGTATTAAGTTTTTTGGAATTGACAGTTATAAATATTAAGAAATATTAAGTAAATTCATATCAAAATCGGGATTAGTACATATTGTATTATTTATTTTAATTTTATTGATAATATGTAAAGTAATATTACCATACTCATAAGTTCCTTCTTCATAATTTTCTATTATTTTATGTATATTATTTATTACTTCAAAATCTGATTGGATTAATGTTTCACCATTAATTATTAATTGCACATTTATTTTATCATACTCTAATATATGATCATTCTGTAATACAAGTATACTTTTATAATCAATTAAATTATGATATTTAGATGTTTTTTCCCATTGTTTATCTGTAAAATTAAGTAATTTATTTGCTAGTTCATGTTCTTTTGAAACATTATCTAATAAAGTTTTATATAAATTAAAATCATCAATCCAAACTTTAGAAAATAAAGGTTCTATATTTTGAATTATATAAGGTGATATTTTAGAACTATTTTGTATTTTTAAATCAACATTATATTTATTTAGTTTCTCTGTACCGTGATTAAACCCACCCCATTTTCTTATAAAACGTTTTAATTCAATTTGATCTGCCTGTTCTTGAAGTTTTACTCTATTTTGGGCTTCAATATTATCTTTCTTAAACCAATCCTTACCTCTAGATGATGTACAAGTAAAATGATAAACAATAGCTCCAAATGTTTGTTTTAATTTTATTCCCTTATGTAAACATCTTTGAACTAAATCTGAGTCTTCTCTTGATCTTCTAAATAAAGTATCATATCCTCCTATTCCTAACCAAAGATTTTTATAAAATGTTATAGGAGCAAAAAAGTAATCTATCATTTTATCTTCTTTTACAGTAACTGAATATTTGTTCCATTTATCTAAATCAAATTCTAAGGGGTCAGTGCCAAAATCTTTAGTTATTTTTTCTACTGAGTCACCGTGTAAAGGGGGTTCAACTCTAGTAGCACTTAATATCATATTAGATTTTAACTCTTTTAAAACATCAGTATCATAATGTGGGGATATAATCATATCACTTTGTAAGTAACTTACTATATCATGTTTAGCTAATTCAACAAGTAAATTATTATTTCTAGAATAACCTATACAAGGAGGTAATTTATGAGTTATTATTTTTAAATCATAATATTGATCTTTAATTGATTTAAGATATTCATATGTACCTTGATTATCATTATCTATAAAGACTAATATTTCATGTTTATCCCCATCAAGATTTAATTTTAAAGATTTTAATAATAAACTAATATGATTTAGTTCATTTACCGCAGTATTAATTATAAAACTAATTTGCTTCATCTAATAATTTTTCATATGTATTTTTTATACCTTGTTCTAAACCAATCCATTTTAAATCTGCTGTAGTAGTACCTATATAATTTTTAGCTTTATTATCTTTAAAATCTATTTCTACTTTATGAGTAGATAAATTATTAATTATGTTAGCTATATCTAACAAAGAATAACTTTTTTTATAACTACAATCTATATTTTTAGATAGATGTTTTTCATTTATATAATGTTTTACTAATTTAATTAAATCACCCATATAAAATAAATCCATTAATTTAGATTGATGTATTTTTATAGGTTCTTTATTAATATAACGTTTAATGTTACCCTTAATAAATCTTGTATCTAACTCATTTTCATCAAAAACTCCATATATTCTTATATTATAAAAATAAGGTTCAGCATCTATTATTCTACTAATAACTTTTTTACTTAAACCATAAGGATCACTAGGTACACCTAATTCAGCTCCTGAACCAAAATGAATTAACTTACTAAAACAGTATTTGTTATTATATAAGTTAAAAAACATTTGAAGGTTTTGATATAAAGTATCAGCATCATCTTTTTTAAATCTACTACCTCCTACTACTGCTGTGTGTATTATTACATCAAAATGTTTTCCTTCAAACCATTTGTTAGTAGCTTCTCTATTAGATAAATCAAAATCATTTCTTGTTATAGAAGTAATATTATATCTATTTGATCCCTTCCATAATCCTTTACTTAATGACTTAGCAATATAACCATTACCCCCTGTTATTAATATATTCATTATCGTTTTAAATTTAAATAACTTGGTTTCTTATTATATAGAAATTCTTTATATAATTTATTTGTTGGGTTTTTTGGTTTATATAATTGGATATTATTTAATGTAGATAACACTTTTATATCTTCTTCAGCCCAATGGGAGAATCCTAAATAACCATAGTCTTTATCTCTACCTCCACCTATTAATTTAACAGGAATATGTTCATGGTCTAAATAATTTCTAAGTAATTCAAATGGTCTATAAAGTACAAAAGGTGTAATTGAATATACTAATGGTATAAATCCTTCCATAGCTAAGCCTACTGCTGTACCAACCATAAGTTGTTCTGAAGACATTACATTATAAAATCTATCTGAATAGTCTATTTTTATTCTATCCCATAAACCATATCCTAGATCACCTGTTATTAAAATTATTTTTTCATTATACGACATTTCGCCGTGTAAAAATTCTGCAAATTCTTTTCTCATAGTGTTGATTTATAATCTTTTTCTGACATTATATGATAGTGTGCATTTAATCCTCTTAAAAATGGATATTGGTTTACACTAGTATATTTAATATTAATTGTAGGTAAAAATATTTTAAGTCTATCAACTAAATATTTTATATCTACTTTATCATAAGCAGCATAACCATTTACATTAACATAAACTTCTATGTTTGATAAATTACTTTCTTTAATAAATCTTAAAGCCTCCCAAACTGATCCTTCAGCTGATTCACCATCACTAATTAAAACATGGACTTTTCTGTTTTTATTTGCTAAAGCTCTACCCACAGCTACTGTTATTCCTAATCCTAAACTACCAGTAGAACAATATATTCCATTTTCTTCATCTCTATGGGGATGACCTCCATGTTTTATAAATAATTCTTCTGCATTTTTACCTTCATATTTTTCTAAAGCTGCATACAACGCTAAAGCAGCATGTCCTGAGGATAGTATAAATATATCATTTGGGTCCTTATTTTTATATATTTCATCTATAATCCCAGCTGCTGATAGATAAGATCCTAAGTGGCCTAATTTGTGTTTGTAAGCTATTTCTAATATTCTTTTTTTTAAATCTACCATATAAAATTTTCTTTATAATATTCTACTATTTCAGGTAACTCATTATCAAATACCTTTCTAGAACTCCATCCTAAATTTCTTAATTTATTATCATTTAAGGCATATCTAACATCTTGACCTCGTCGTGAATATGAAAAATCATAATAAGAATTATAATTAGATAATTCTTCTTTAGGATGACATAATGTAATAACCTTATTTGTAGTATCCAAATTAGTTTGTTCAAACCCCCCAGCTATATTATATATTTCATTTTTAACTTTTGATTCTACAAGGGTAACAACAGCATCAGCTGTATCTTGTGCATGTAACCAATTTCTAATAGGAGTACCATCATTATGTAATGGAATTTTTTTACCTAAACCTAAATATTTTATTGCTTTTGGTATTAGTTTTTCAGTATATTGTCCTACCCCATAATTATTAGTAGGTCTTACTATAATAAAAGGTAAATCATAAGTTCTAGCCCATGCTAAAATTAATTGGTCTGCTGCTGCTTTTGTAGCTGAGTAAGGATTACTAGGTTTTAAGATATCAGTTTCTAAATGTTCACCTTCAGTTACATCTCCATATACTTCATCAGTACTAAAATGTAATAATGTTGGAATATTTTTACCTTCTCCTCTATAATTTCTTAATAATTCAAGTAAATGATGTACACCATTGATATTAGAATGAACAAAGTCATCACTTTTAACTATACTATTACCAACGTGTGTTTCAGCTGCTGTGTTAATAATATAATCACATTCATACAAAAATTCTAAATCATTTATATCACATTTTATAAATGAAAAATTTGGATATAATTTAAATTCTTCTAATAAGTCAATATTAGAAGCATAGGTCATTTTGTCTACTCCTTTAACATACCAACCTTTTTCTAGGCAAGTACGAGTAACATAGGATCCTATAAATCCTAAACATCCGGTTATATATACTGTTTTTATCATGCTAATTTGTATTGTTTGTGGGTTAATAAATAAGTATCAAGTACTTTTTGTTGTATTTCGTCATCTACATAAGGGTTATAACGTTCATCAGAATATACCATTTGTAGTCTAGACTGTAATTTATATTGTATCATTTCTTCTTCATTTATATTTGAATTTATATCAATATCAATTATTTTTTCTTTCCAAAACAAAGGTAAATCATCTAAGGTTATCTTATCATCTACCCCATTTTTATCTGAGGCATAATAATTTTGATTTTGAGGATTTATATTTACCCATCCTTTTTTATAATCGTTATAACCATATCTTACCTTTATTTTATTTTCAAAGAATCCATCAGGTACAGTTAAAGAAGGACAAGTATCATTTGTTATTCTTTGATGCATATACCCATCAAAATGTCTTAATTGTTCTTTATAAGGTATAATTATTTTTTGTGGGGGTAAATTAACACCCAAATAATTTCTTATTTTAAGTAAATCTATGCCTCCTATACCATCAGTTCTAGGTAATTTTACTTCATCTCCCCAATTACCTGTAAAAAACCAATCATAATATAAGGATTTTGTAATTATATTTAAACTATCTATACAAATTCCTTCATAAGATAAATAATTATCATTAATTTTATAACCATTATTAAGTTTTCTTGGAGTTGTTTCATTTAATTCTATATATCCACTTTTAGCCCATCTTATATTTTCTGGGAAGTGGGATGTTACTATAGTTGAATTTTTATATTTTTTAGCTATTTTTACTAAATCTTTTAAATAGGAATTATCAGAATCTATAAATATATGATCATGATTTCCTAAATAAAATATTAAATCACTATTTATTACATTATATAAAGCTTGCCATTCTTTTTGTAGTTCACATCTTTTAGATGAGTATACAAATTCAATATCTTTAAATTCCTTAGTAATAAAATCATAAACATTTTTATTATCTTCTTCGCTATAACAGTTAGAATCTAATTCTATATTTATTATAGCTTTTGACCAGGGGTAAGCTTTCGCTAAACTAGCTAAACTATATTTAGTAATATCTAATTTACTATTATTAGGTAAATTACCTCTATCATAAATTACATTTTGGTTTGCCTTAGAAACTGTAAGGAAAACATTAAATAGTAGTACCATCTTTAATTATATTTTTTAAGTGTAATTTGTATAAAGAATCATTGTCCAATACAAATTCTTTTATTGCTTTATCATAATTAGCTTTAGCATATTTTAACATCGAATTATATTTTTCTTCATTTAAGTTATCTAATATATTATCTAATTCTTTTTGTGTATTAAAAGTAAGAATTCCCTTTATATCAAAAAATTTATCAATATTGGGACAACCATAGTAAATAGGTATAGTTCCTGTAATTATACATTCTATAAGTTTTTCAGTAAAATAATAATCATCTTTAGATATGTTATTTTCAATAGCTAAACTAAAAGCATAATTATGTAATACATCTAATTTACTTTCTACTTCTTTAATTCCTTTTCCAAATAAATCAATTTTATCTTTAGAATTTTTAACAAAATTTAACCTAACATTATGTCCTGGTAAAAATGCTTTTGCTGATGTAATGCATATAGCTCTATTAAAATTATTTTTAGGAAACATTTGTATGGTTTTACTAACATTAAATTCACCTGCTATTTTAGGATAGTAAGAAGGAATATTCATAGCATTAGGGAAAACTGAAAATGCTGTTATTCCTTCAGCGTTACAAAATCGTGCATTAGGTAGTGTATCTAATAAAATTTTATCAAAAGTTAAAATAGTATGAAATTTATGATAATTTTCCTTTACTTTATTCATTAATTTACCCTGAAAATAGTCTCTTTGTTCTAATAATCTGGCTACAACAGGTACATTATTACCTATTTGATATTCTCCATCTAAATATTTTTCTATATCCATATCATTTAATAATACTAAATCATATTCTCCTTTATACACATTATAACAATAACTAAATTCTGTAGGTATTGAACATAATTCTCCACCTGAGGGAGAACCAAATATATTAACTTGAGGTAATTTTTCTCCTTTAAGTCCTTCCTTATATATTTTTTTATTCCTTATTTCCTCTTCATATTTTTGATTATTGCTGTCTTCCCTTTCTCGAGTTCTTATGCTATTTTGTTGTGAAGCATTATAACAGTGTGTATAAAAATCAACAACTCCTATTTTATCTTTAGGGCACATTTCTAAACAGGGGAATTGGTGGGCTAAATCAGCAGCATGCCAATAATATTTTCCATCTATGTTAGATTTTAAATCACTATTTTTTACAGATTTAATTAAAAAACTTCTAAAAGTACGTAAATGAGATGCTCTCCAAACATCTTTTCTATACATTTTGTACTTATGAATAAATTCTGGGTATGGGGTTGATTGTGGGTTTGGGAGTTTTACATCTTTACTACCATCCCAACATACAAACCCCCCATAAGTCATCCAACAATCCTTTTCACAATAAAATTTATTTAAATTATCTAATACATTATCATCATATAACCAATCATCACCATCTAAATGTATTAATATGTCTTTATCATCTGTAAGAAAAGTATTTAAATGTTCAAAATAATTATATTGTGCTCCTTTATTTTCTTTATTATTAATAACAGTCCAATTATCTAACCCATCTATTATATCTTTTACTTTATTAAATGTATTATCAGTAGATTTATCATTGATATACAATACTTCATAGTTACTATAATTTTGATTAAGTATACTAGCTATATTATATTCTACCCAATCTTCATTATTAAATGATGGAATTATTATTTTAAATTTATTTTTCATAGTTCTAAATGCCTAATCCCCTTATTTCTTGTTAAATTATAAGATAAAGCTGTTTCTGTAGTTCCATCTGGTTTTTTATCATTAAGTAAAACACGAATTCCTCCTCCTACTCCTAAAATTAGTTTATCATATATTATCCCAACTTCAGATAATTGTTTTTCAGTTTCCTTCCTTGCCCCTTCTCTTCTACCAGACATTAAAATTATATTATACCCCTTTACATCCCATTCTGCTAATTTTTCAAGAGTACCAGGTAATAATTGCATCTTAAAACCGGGTTTAGTAGTTTCTAAAGGTGATATATGTTTTACTAAAGTTCCATCTATATCACATATAATAGTTTTAGGTCTATTATTTAAATAACTCATTTAATTTATTTTTTATATTTAATTTAATAATATTATCAATATTAGGTTTTATTTTTTTAAATTTTTTAGATGAAAAAACATAATGACCACATATTTTAATTAGATCTAATTTTTGTTTTATGGGATCAAAATCTTTATCAACCCATTTTTCCCATCTTTTAGAATTATAACATATTTCCCAAAATTTATTAATATCAATACCTTCGTCTATGTAAGAAAGAGTTTCTATTAACCCAAACTCTGGGGCTATATTTATTGAATCTAATCCTAATTTCATTTTTTCTTTAATTAGATTTGAAGGAATATAATCTCCATTATGTTCCTTTGATAAAAGATTCCATTTTTTGGCAACAGACAACATAGATAAAAGTCTATCTTTATCATAAGACCCTGTATTACTATTTCCTTTTAATGAAGTACCTGATTGTATAACTAAATATTTAATTTTATTAAATACTTGGGGGTGCAAATTAAATGCTAAATCTTTAACTAATTTATATAATTCATCACTACTAAACTTGCGAATAGATTCTTCAGTACCTATTTCAAACTCAATGTCTTGGTTAATATTATAACAAAATTCTATCATATTTATAGTCCATTTTAACCCATCTTTATATTTAGGGTATTTTTTCCAGGGATCAATATGAATTAAATTAAAGAAATTGCAATCTTCTTTTAATGAAGTATATCCATCATCATCTTTATAACCTTGACCAGGACCAGAATGGTCTCGTTTTAAAACTAATTTATTAGTATATTTACTGAAGTTTTTAGTTGTCCATTTATTAACATAACCCCCATTATGTTCAACTTGTCGTCTTGAAGGTATTAATCCTACTTTATTACCTGTTTCATCACAAAACTCAGTAATAGCATTTACTACATTTTTAGACATAGGACCTATATAAATTTTAGGGTATAGCATTAGTATAAATTTTTAATTGTTCTTCTGCCTGTAGTAAAGCTATTTTTTTACCACTAGTTGTAGATGGTCTACCATCTATTAACATTCCAGTAGTATAAATCTCAACAGGAGTACAATTAAATATAATGCCTTTTAATTGGGGAACCAAACTCCATTGATCTCTTTCTATAATATTAAAACTAATTTCTAATAGATTACAAGCATATTGTACCGCTTTACTAAACCCTCCATTTCCTAAAATATTTATATAGTCTAATCTATCTTTTTTATATTTATTTAGGTATTTATAAGCACCTACCCAGTCAGTATTGTATGCTTTTAAATTCCCATTATTATTAAGAATAGTATTAGCTGCACCTATATATTTAACTTCTTTTGATAATTTATCGACATAATTAAGTACTTCTACTTTAAAAGGCATACTAACAGCAAATCCTTTAATATCCAAAGATTTAACAGCTTTAATTGAATTTTCAATATTATCAGAATAAAAGGATTTGTATATAGCGTTTATATTTTGAGATTGAAATGAATTATTAAAAAATTTACAACCATTATTTCCTGGATTTGAGGAAAATGAACAATATATTTGGGTGTTTTTATCTATTAACATTAGATAACATTTCTATAGATTTAAACCATAACATTTTTGAAAAGTTTGTACTATGTAAAGGTGACATATTTAAAAATATAATAGCTGTCATTAATTTAATACGATTTAAATCATATCCTTTATTAATTAACCATTTTTCATACTCATTTTTAAATTGAGATAATTCATCAGGAACATTAAAACCATAATCAATTATTGCTACACCCTCAGTATATCTAATAAAATCATCATTTTTTGCTAAATTATAAGGTATAATACAACCCCCATACAATTTTGCTAAATCATAATAAATATCTCCCCCTTCAGTACTACCTCCAAAGGATTCTCTCCAATCTATATATTTAAATGAGTCATTTTTTTTATTATAGATAATATTATCAAATTGTAAATCTCCATGAAATAAATTATACATTGGATTATTAAATAAATTTTTTAAATTAATACCTAATAATATATTTTCTAATGAATCATAATTGTTTCCATTTACATTATACTTTTTAGTATAATATTTTTTCCCAAACCTATCTATAAATTTATTTTTTCTGTTTTCTGTTTTTGTGATGTAAAAAGATTTATATAATTCTTTATTACCCACCCATGTTTTTGATTTTGTAATATTAGAATCTAATACTGATAAGAATTTTCTATATAAATCAATATCATTATAAGTGTATAAAGTTAAACCTTCTTCCCAATTATAACTAATAAAATTATTAGTACTAGCAAAATCTGATGGGATTAAACCATTTAAAATTTCTGCTCTTTTAGATTTATTTAAAATATTATCTAAATTAGGGTGGAATTTAATAAATTTATCTTCTTTATAAGTTATTTCACTAGTTTCTTTATGTAAAGAAAGAGGATTATCATTAAAATAATTTTTAGTTCTATTTAAATCATCTAAAGTTCCTGTATCTAACCATTCTGACCTTTTAATTGAAAAATTAGAATATTTAGAAGGATTTGAAAATGCTGATACTATTTCTCCATTTTGCATATTATTTTCTAATTCACTCCAAAATATATCATATTCTAAAATAGAAGCTAACCCAATAAAAGCATCATTAAATCCCTTATGGTTTTTATTAGCAAAATCTAAAATATTTCCTTTTGTATCTGATTTTACTGTAGAGTATTTTTCAGGATACGAAGTAGGGTAAACACCTAACCAATTACCATCTTGTGGAGGTAATTCTGAATCAATAATACAATCAGCAACAGCTAAATAAAAAGGACGGTTTAAATATTCTTTACATTTAAGAGCTGAATATCCTGGTCCTGAATTAGTTGAATTTATATCATCTACATTCACAAATATAAATTTTCTATTAGGGTGTGCTAATTCACAATATTCCTTTACAATATCTCCTTTATAACCTAATGCTACAACTATCTCATAATTATCAGGAAATTTATTAATAATTGAAGATATAATAGCTTTATTATTAATAGGTAATAAAGCTTTATTTATGTTAGTAGTTAAATCTCCTAAACGTTCTCCTTTTCCAGCTGCTAATAACAATACAGCTGGTTGTTTATGTTCACCTTCAATAAACCCATCTTTTCTATTAGTATCATCTTCAATTCTAATAACATCATTTACTTCAGGGGTTGAAACTTCTTGTAAAATAATATCAGTTAAGGCTATTACTCTATGTTTTTTAGGAGGTGTTACATTAAAAAATTCTCCAGCTTTCATTATTTTTTTTTCAACAACCCCATCATCATTTTCTAACCATATCTCTGCTGTGCCTTCAATTAAATAATTAGTTTCTCTTTTATAATTATGATATTGATAACTTGTTTTATAACCTTTATTGATATAAATTCTTTTATAACAATATTTTTCATTTAATTCTAGCCATTCTTCTTTCCCCCAGGGTTTGTTTATTATTTTTGTCATAACTTAGTTTTATTTTTAATTAAAAAATTGATTACAATTACATTGTTCTTTAAAGAACTTATATGTTTCTTCATTAAACCAATTTGTTTTAAAATCATTAATTAATTCATTAAATTTTTCAATTGGTCTACCACCTAATCCCTCTACAAAATGAAATACCTTTATTTGTTTATGGTCATGAGTGTATAACTTACTATCCTTAACATACCAAGATTTTATAGGACTAGGTTGACCATCTAATAGATTTCTTTCTACTAAATAATTATAACTTAACCCATGTACATTTTGAGGATAGCAATTTTTAATGTTACCTTTTTCTATCATATCCGTTCTTGGAACTCCTTTAGATCTACAATTATAAGATACTTTACTTAATGGATATGGAGAATCTACAATTTTTACCTTATAGGATTTATCCATATGAGCTAATTCATTTAACCCTCCTTGTATTGAAAAATGAGTATAATGTTCCATACTTAAAGTAATAACTTTTAATAAAGCATCACTACTATTAAAACAGACAACATCAGCGTTTATGTTTAAATGATCTAATTCTTCTGACCCATCAGGTAACTTTACTTGCATTGTAGGGGATAACCAATGTTCAGTAGATTCTTGAATCCAATAATTTAAAGATGCTAAAACTGGAGTTGTATTATCATCTAAAAATTCATCTAGTCTCCCACAAACTATAGTATCTGACCCTAATATAATTACCTTTTCATAATTATGTTTTTTCATAATTTCATAAGCATAAATATATTGCATCAAAAATGTTTCAGGAGCATAATCAAAATGTTCTAATGTATTATTATATTCTTCTTGGTTTGTATAATCTACTTGATAGTAATCACATTCTTCACTATTAAACTTTAAAAAACTATTTTTAACATTAGAAACTAAACCATCATATCTATCGTCAGTATAATATACTACACATGCTACTTTATTTTTTTTCATTTTAAATACTATTATTAATTAAACTAGTGTCTTTAGGTGTTATATTTTTCATATTATCTGGTATTTCAATAGGAAGTGGATTTAAGTTTTTATCTAAATAATGGTTGTATAATGATTTCCTATCATTAGCAATATGTACTATATTATTTTTATTATTTATTATGTTATTAAATATTTTTTCTGCTATATCTTCAATAAAATATCTAGAACAATATTGGTTAGTATAGACTTTAGGATATTTAGTTTTAATAAAAGGAGCTCTTATTATTTGGTAATTAGGTAAAATGGAAATAATATGTTCAGATGCTGATTTTGTTTTTCCATATATGTTTATAGGATTTAATTTATCATTTATTGAATAGTTTCCTTTATCTCCTTTAAAAACATACTCAGAAGAAACATATACTAATTTACACTTTAAATTTAAACAAGATTTAACTACATTTATAGTACCTATTACGTTAGTGTCTATAGCTTTAGTAATATTACCTTCACACCCTATAATGTCAACAAAACCTGCTAAATGTAATACAATATCTGGTTTTGATTTTGCTATTTCATTTTGAATTTCTTGAAAATTTTCTATATCACATTCAACCCTAGTAGGTGATACTATTTGGTATGTGTTTGGTATAACTTTCTTTAATTCCTTTCCTAAATTTCCACTTCCCCCTGTAATAAATATTTTCATTATTTGCTATATATATGCTATTAAATCCCAATTTTCCATATTTTTCCCATTACCCTCATTAAGGGCATCTTCAATAACAAATTTATAATCTGGGTTTATTTCTAATATTTTTTCCTTTACCTTTTCACCATCCCCAAAATATAGAGGAATATCATCTACTATAATAGTATGAGTTTTTATAGTATGATTTTTTATATGTTCTAATTCATCCCATAAACAATCAGCATTAACTCCATCTACATGACCATCAAGCCAAAATAAAGCTGGGGAGTCTACTAAATTTAACATTTCATCCATTTTATCATTAGAATGACCATAAAATAAGTTTACATTAGGTTTATCTATAAATTTAAAAGCACATTCATTAAAAAAATTATGAATAAGTTCAACTGTTACTACTTTTTCAAAACCTAAATCTAATGCTGTTTGGACTGATTCTCCTTTATGAGTACCAGTTTCAAAAAATATTTTATTATCTAATTTATATTTATTAAATAATTCTTTTCGAGTTAAAGGATGATTTTCTTTATCCATTTGTTTTTATTTGTTTTTTTATCCAATTAAAAGTTTTTTCTATTCCTATAGAAAGTGGTTGTGTTGGTTCCCATCCAATTTTTTCTTTAAATAATTTATTATCAGAATTTCTTCCTCTAACACCCATTGGACAGGGAAATCCATATTTATCCAGAAATTTTTGCCCATCAATATTATTAACTTTAATATCTTTACCAGAACAACGGATAGCCATATTTGCAAGTTCATTTATAGTAACCATTTCTTCAGAACCAATATTAATAGGACCAGAAAAATTATCTTGTCTCATAAATTTTAAAATAGCTTCTATACACTCATCAATGTATAAAAATGATCTTGTTTGTAATCCATCACCCCAAACTTCCATTTCACCCTTAGATAATGCTGCTTTTCTACACATAGCAGCTGGGGCTTTTTCTTTACCTCCATCCCAAGTTCCTTGAGGGCCAAATATATTATGGAATCTTGCTACTTTAACATTTAAATTATAATTTCTCATAAAAGATAAAAATAATCTTTCGCTAAATAATTTTTCCCAACCATATTCTGAATCTGGATTTGCAGGGTAAGCAGAACTTTCTTCACAATTAGGATTATTAGGATCAAGTTGATTATGTTCTGGGTATATGCAAGCTGAAGATGAGTAAAATATTCTACCTACTTTAGTAATACTTGCTTCTAATATTACATTAAGATTTACTAATGCTGAGTTATGCATTATATTAGCATCATTTTCACCTGTAAAAATATAACCAGCTCCACCCATATCAGCTGCTAATTGATATACTTCATCAAATGAATCAATTTCAGTAAATGGTTGTTTATGTAAACTATAACCATAAATTACATCTTTGTGATTAGGGTCTCTTTCTACTCTAAAGCTAGCAGATACTATTGAAGGGTCTCTTAAATCACCACATACATAATCATCACACATATCTTTGTGGTTCCAAAATTCATGCTTATTTTTAATATCAACAACTCTTACCCAAAACCCATCTTCTTTTAATCTCTTAGCAAGATGACCTCCAATAAATCCACCTCCACCTAATACTAATGCTGTTTTCATAATGTTTTATTTAATTTTTCTTTATACTTATTTATATTATAAATTTCATGATACATCATTTTAGACATTTCACTACACATATTATAAAAATCTTTATCCGTTTTTAAGCGTTTCGCTAATATACGAGCTTTTTCTACATCCTCCACATCTATTGATAGATCAGGGTGGCATATTTTTTGTGTATCTACTTTTTCATTTCCTATACAAGGAATCCCAAAATAAGCACAATTTAAACTAAAAGTCCCAGCTGCTATAGTAGGCATTAAATGTATCGCGTATTTAAACGTCGATAATGTTTTCATCCAATCTACCCATGTTAGTCGTGGTAAATGATTTAAATCCGTTATATCACCTTCATTTTCACGTTTAGCATGAGATTCTTGTGTCCATATAGGAACATTAAATTCACTTGCAGCTATATAACCTTGAAAACCCCCATACCAACGTGCAAAATTACCACCTACAATAACTTTATCTTCAGGTTTTGGTGTTATAAATTTAATTAAATCCTCTATAAGTAAAGTAGGCATTACATTTATTTGTTTATTAGGAAATAAACCTTGGTAAAATTTAGTATCATACTTATTATGAGCAAAAATACTATCACATTCTGATAATGTATTATAAAAATTTAATTGATCAATAATTTCATAATCATTAAATAACCATGATGGACCTTCTTGAATATAGTGTACTTTATTGTTGTTAGATTTTAAAATTGGTATTATATCTAATTCTAAAAGTTTACTTATAGGATTAATTTTATCACTTAATTTTACACCAACAGCATTTAAAAATACTTCTCCCTTAGGAATTATAATAAAAACATGATCTTGGTTTTTAATATTTTTAAAATTATGAATACAGGAATGATTTGCTCCTAAAGCATTCATCCATGCAAATTCAGTTCTCATGTTTGGGTGAGTTGAAGGAATTTTACCTTCAAAATTCATTTCTGTTAAAAATGTAATATTCATATTTTAAACCCTATTTGCTTGGTTTTTTAAGGTAATATATTCTTTTATTTTTTCACAAACATAATCTACATCTTCAATAGTCATACCATGATGTGCTCCTAATAAAAACCCATCTTTCATTATTAAATCTGAATTTTTAAATTCTTGAAGATATTCTCTATAAATAGGATGACGAGTTACATTACCTGCAAAAGTAACCCTTGTCTGAATGTTTTGATCTTCTAAATATGTTAATAAATCTAATCTATGTTCATATTGAAGTGGAATTGCCAACCAATTAGGTTTAATACTATCATCTGGTAGTGTTATTTCTTCAACATCCTTAAGATTTTCTAAATAACGTTCAATATTAGCTCTTCTTATACTTTCAAATTTTTCAAATCTTTTAAGTTGAACTAAACCAAATGCTGCATTCATTTCACTGCATTTCATGTTATATCCTAATACACTATATAAAAATTTATGGTCATAAGGAATTCCATCAACTTTATGATTAAATCTATCATCTATTATCTCAGAATCATTACCCATTCTTCCCCAATCCCTAAAAGATTTAGCTCTTAATAATTGTTTTTCACTATTAAACATTACCATTCCTCCTTGTCCCCCTGCTGTTATAACATGGCTAGCATAAAAACTAGTTGTTGATATATCAGTTTCTTCTGTGTAAGTTACTGTATCAGCTGAGTCTTCAATTACATATATGTCTTCTCTTCCTATTCTTTTTAATTCAGATTTAAGTAATGCCCAATTAGGTTTATTACCTATTAAATTTGGTACCATAATTGCCTTTATATCTTTAAACATTTTTTCTTCTTCATCTTCAAGAAGTGATATAATATCTTTAACATCAGGTACATAAGATGTTAAATTGACATCACAAAATACAGGTTTATATCCTAATTGAATTATAGGGGCTAATGTAGTAGAAAAAGTACAAGCAGGAGTAATTACCTTACAATCCTTTGGTAAGTCTAAACACGCTAAAGCTAATAAACAAGCTGATGAACCTGAGTTAACAAATAATCCATATTTTTTACCAAAGTATTTAGCTATTTTTTCTTCAAACTCAATAGATAAAGGACCAAATCCTGCTAACCAACCAGCTCTTAAACTATCTTCAACAGCTTTAATTTCTTCCTCACCATAAGATTCAAATTTATAAGGAGCGTACCATACTTTTTTCTTTATTTTATTTTCCATAATGTTGTTTTAAAAATTTATTTAATTTATTTATATCCATCCTAGTATCTTTAGGAGTTTTAGGTGGGGGTGTAGTCGTAGGTATATTAGGATATAAACTAGATAATAATTTATCTCCTGTTCCTACATTATAAACTCCCCATGCTTTATTTATAACTAATTTATATATTAGATCTGCTATTTTGTTTACTTTATCTCCACTAGTTAAAATAGGATCCCAAATATAATCATAAATTCCAGAATTAGGTTTATGTAATACTCTACATATAAGATAATTGGAGTTTGAAACTTGAATGTATTCATCTGCTAATAACTTAGTATAAGCATACCAAGTATTATCAGGTAAAGGTAAACATTTTTCAGTTGGAGGGATAGAATTATGAGCATATACAAATTCAGTTGAGATTTGAACTAATTTAATTTTATTAGAACAAATATTATTTAAATTTTTAACAAACTCATAATTAACTTCCCAGTGTTTTTGTTTATCTTCAGAATAACTATCAGTATTAGATATACAATTAACTATTACATCATATTGTTTTATTGTAGATTCTAATTCATTCAGCCCTAAGAAGGTTATATCTAAAGTTCCAGTTTTTCTAGATACCATATCCCATTTGTAATTATTAACTAATTCACTACCTAATAAACCATCACCTAATACTAATACTTTCATTGCTTAAATGTTTCTATACATAATACATTTCTATCATTTATTAAAATATACCTACCATCTTTAGTAGATAATTTTGTAAATTGTCCTTGTTTAATTAAAGAAGAATCTATATTTTCAAATGTTCTTTTTTCACCCCCTATAAAATGGATAATTTGAGTAACCCATTTACCTTGTTTTTTAATTGATGATTCTAAATCTGCCATTATATTGTTTCGTAAAAAGCGTTTTGTGATTCTTGTCTCCCTATATTTTTAGGGTGATATAAACAGAATTTTTCTTCTGCTGGTAGATTTGCGAATTTAGTATAACCCTTTAATTGTTCGTGTACAGGTTTAATCCAATAAATATTTTTTGTATTTCTATATAACCTCATTTGCCAGTCTGGGAAGTTTATCCATCCTTGATCATTTATTTTCCACCCCCACTTAGCAATATGATTATCAGTAATCCCTGCTACTGTATTTACTCTTGGTACCCAATATGCTTCTACATCAGGATTAGTTTCTAAAATAAAAGGCAAAGCTTCTAATAAATATTTGTTAGGTAATTCATCTGCATCTATAGCAAATATCCAATCACCCTCACAATTTTCATTTAAATTATTTTTATGTGCAGCAAAATTCTTATTTAAACTATGAGATATAAGTTTATATTCAGTTGCTTGTTTAGATTCAAATATTTCACAAATATTAATAACTTCTTTAGTTGCTGAGTTATCCATTTGGACTATAACTTGATCTTCTTCTCTTTTATGTTCAAATAGAAATGTTAATAATTTTTCTATTTCTTTATGTTCATTACATACTGTAATTGCGTAACTTATCTTCATATTTTTTTATTCAGGTAATACCCCAATATACGAAAGAGCATCTATATATCCACGTTCTTTATCAAAGGATTTTAAATTTTTCATGTCCATTCTATGTTTATAATATTCTCCTGATTTTCCAGGTATTGGGAATTTTAATTTTTCCTTATCTTTAATTTCAACAGCTTTTGCAGCAGTCCAACGCCAATTTGTTATATCACTCCCATCTGCAAACACCATTCCTAATTCTGGTTCATTTACAGTATTAGGTACCCAAACAAGTTCTGTTTTTGAATCTGTCCAAGCTAAATCTTTGTACAATTCAGGAAGTGATGACATCTGTTCTTCATAAAAACTTGATCCAGAAATCATTAAAGTATTAGTCCAAAAACCACAGGATAAACTAAAATAATTGGTTATGTCTTCATTAATTTCCATTTTATAGCATAAATCACCCCCACTTTTAGGACAATCTATTATTTCATCGTATTTCATATTTATATTTTTTTTAATTTTGGTAGGTTAACTTTTTTTAATTTCGGTAAATTTAAAGATACTTGTTCTGGTAAATTTATATTATTTTCTAATATAGATGAAATTTTATCTTTCATATTTTTAAATGAAAAATTCGTTCTACTAAAATATCCTTGTCTTTTTGCTTGCTCTTCCCAATATTTGTAATTCCCATATACATCTTTATAGGATTTAAATATTTCTGTAGCATGAGGTTGAAACCATTGAGATTCAGGAATTAATATATCTTTAACTATAGCTGAAGGGTGAATATTAGTAAATGATCCTTGAAGTAATAAAGTAAAATCATTATTTAAAAAATCTAATTGGCCTGACCAACCAGAACATATTATAGGTTTATTAACTAAACTAAATTCTAATAAGGGTCGACCAAACCCTTCTCCCCTAGTATGAGAAACCATTGCTTTAATTTTTGGATGATTATATAATTCATTCATTTCTTGGTTAGTAAAATCACCATGTAAGACATAAATATTAGGTAATTTACCCTTACAAGTATTACGAACTGTATTAAGTTTTCTCATTATATCCCTTCTATCCATATAAGAATTATTAACCCCACAAGTTTTTAAAATTAATGCTGGTGGGTTTTTAGTATTTTTAAAGGTTTCATAAAAAGACCTAACAGTTATTCCTAAATTTTTTCTATCTTCTCCTAAATCTCCTTGCATCCAATGTCCTACAGATAAAAATGAAAATTTTTCAGGGATATTATTAATATCATTTAGCAAATTTAATTCCTTAAATTCTGTTTCTTTAAGGGGTTTATAGGTATCTAAATTAGCTCCTTCTAATAATACTTCTATAGGTTTAGTTAATTCTGTAATGCCTATTTTTTGATTAGTTTTTGGGTCTACTTTATCAAATTTTGAATTTAAAAATACGCGCTTAGAATGTTCAGATGAAACTATATTCATATCCATTCTATTCATACCTTCAACCCAAGGAGCAGAACATATTGTAGATTCAATTCCAGCTGTAAATCCTATATTATATTTTCCAACAGGTTGAAATTCACTAGGCACAGTAACTTGTGCCCAAATATCAGGTTGACTAGGTAATTGGGGGATTATATGCTTTATTAAAAATTTCCATTCTGGGTTATCTTCAATAAATCCAAAAGAACAATTACCCCATCTTTGACTTAAAATTTTAACATCGTATCTATCTAATTCAATAATAGATTTAACTAAATCTCTTGATCTTGCTCCGTATCCACTGTAAGTATCAATTGGGCAACTTATAACAAATGTATTTTTCATTTTAATATTTTAATTTATGTGGTAATATTCTTTTTTCATAATCGGTGTCCTTAAGAAATTCAAATTTTTCTCTTGGTTTCCAAGTTAAAAATAACTCTTCCATAGCATCTACAACTCTACTAGACATTATTTCAGATGTAAACCCTGCTTCTTTACTTCGAGCCCAATTATATCCTTTTTTCCCAATAGATTTTCTTTCTTCTTTTGACATTTTGTATAATTTCATAATTTGATCCGTAACATCATGAATATTATGATGGTCATCATATATATAAGGAGTTGCAGGAGAACCTACTAATGTACTTGCTGATATATAGACTGGTAATGCCCATTCTCCATGTTTTTTATATTTTCCATGGTGATTTGAAGGAAATTCATCATTAAATTCTACCCAATTCCCATTTTCATCTTCAAAACGCATTTGATCTTGCATTCCTCCTGTGACTGTTGCTATAAATGGTGTCCCTGTTAACATAGATTCAGTTAAGGATAATCCCCAACCCTCAGCATTTGATATTTGTATAACCCCATCTGCTGAATTATACATTAAATTCATTTCTTCAGCAGATAATTTATGATCTAAAATACCTACTCTACAAATATCAGGAGGACACATATACTCAATTACAGCATTTAGATCTGTTCCATGATCAAATGATGCTTCTGTTTTTAATGTTAATTGACATTTTTTTGATTCTTCTGGAGAGAGTTGATCAGTAAATAATCTCCAAGCCATTATAATATTAGATGCTTGTTTTCTTTTTATATTTCTGGAGTTAAAAATTAAGTGGAAATTATTGTCTTCTTTTAATCCTAGATTTTTTCTAAATCTTATTAATTCAGGAGCATCATCTTTTAATATATTAAAAATATTACTATTTAAACCATGAGGTATATATTTAAATACTTTATTTTTTCCTTTATCGCCTAAAACTAATTTATTAATGTTAACTGTCTGTTTAGATATACCCATTAATAAATCACAAGATTCATAATATTCTTTATTATACATAGGAGCAGGATAATTATCCCAAATATTAAGATAAGCAATTGGTATTTCCTTTCTAATTTCATTTTCTATATGAAATAACCAAGAAAAATATCTTGGATCTGTAATAAGAAATAGAGCATCTGGTTTTTCTCTTGCTATTACTGCTCTTAAATTATCAGCATCTCCATAATTTTTTTGTGGATATAACATTACGTAAGGATCTTTAACGTCTGTATTTTTCTTTATTTCTTCACTAAAATCAATTATTTTCCCTAACTCAGGATGATCAACTGCTCCTGCCATTTGGACCCAATTGTATTTATGTAAAGTATTAAGAACTGTTTCTCTTCCTATTTGAGCAACCCCAGAATGAACTCTAATGTCATCTGTTATAAGGAGTATTTTTTTTCTATCTTCTTTTTTTATATAACCTTCTTTCATATTTTATTATTAATTAATTTCTAAATTACTATGGTTATGAATTTTTTTTCTAAAATCTTCATCTGTAAGATATAGATGAATTGCTCTATCAGATAATTTTTGAAAAGAGAATTTACGCCTTACACACTCAATTTTAAAATTTTCAAATAAATTACTTTTTACTTTTACACTTGTAAGTGTCATATTCTTTTTTTCAGTCATTGTTTTAATTTTTGATTTATATTTGTCTATACGTATATGTGGATTATAGGTTCTTACCAAGGACATTACATAATTTGTCATCTTCCTTAAACGCACAGAAATTACAGTTCCATTTTGATGGTTGTGGAATGTGAAGTGCTTCTTTGTATCCGTTATAGTCAAATGCTTCATTTATAAATTCATTTAATATTTTTGTTGCTTTATTTAATTTATTTCTTCCAGATGCTGGAGAAAATGTTTGTATCCTTTTTTGAGGGTATTCTCCACCTTCATATACTTTTCTTCTAACAATTAGGAACTCAATATCAATACTTTCTTCTGCTAATCCAAATTGTTCTGCAAAGAATTTTTTATATAATATTAACTGGAATTGTTTTTCTTCATCCTTTTTAGCATAACTATTCCAACCTTTAGTACTTGTTTTTATATCTATTATTTGAAATGTATCTGTTGGTTCATGGTACATTACAACATCTAAGAAACCATTGTATATAACATTTTTATACGCGTTATTGGGCGTAATAGATATAGGTATTTCACAACCTACTAAAAACCATCCTTTTTTGCTAAAATATTTACCTTTATTTTTTTTAAAATAATCTAAAATTTTTATACCATCTTCAAAAAATTCTCTTATTTCTTCAGATGAACTAAAATGTTGATTTTTATTTTTTTTATACTGGATAAGGTATTCTTCTCTTAGTTTATCTTCTAATAATTCTTTAATATTTATTCTATCGGCTTCTGCTCCACTTTTATCATACATTACATCTAGATAATGTTGTAAAACTTCATGAAAAGCAGTACCAAATACAGTATGAATACTAGGAGATTGTTTTTTATGACCCTCTTTATATTGAAGTGCCCACTTTTTAGGACAGCTTCTAAACATAGATAACTGTGAGTAAGAAATATTTTTCTGATATCCAAAATTAATTGGTTCAGGTTTATGATTTCTAATTATTTTTACTATTGGGGGTATTTTTTTAGCCAAGGCATTATTTTTTCCATTTATTTCTACCTACTAACAACCCAATAATACCATAATTAGCTATATCCATAAAAGTATCTTCCATTCCTTCACCTTTAACAAATGCTCTACCATTTACTAATAGATTTTTTAATCTACTAATTTTATCAGTTAATCTAATAGCTAATCCTGTTAAAGAGAATTTTTTATCCTTATCATTATTTAGAATGTCTCCACCTAAAGCAATATTATTTAGTCCATAATCCATATGTTTAGCAGCAAACATAGTATACATTTCCATTCCTATCTTTTTAAATTCTTCAGATAATTCTGGGTATTCTGTTTCAAATATTTCTATTATTTCCTTTTTATTCATTTCCACCGTAATGTCTATTTAATGTTTCTAAAACGTCATCTGCTTCAGCAAGTGCTTTTATTGCCTCTTCTGCATTGTTATAAAAATCATTTGTTGAATGATCCCCTATACCTGCTGGATTTACTGTTAATAATTCAAGTGTTAATAGTGCTCTTTCTCTCTGTGCTTCAAAAGTTTTTTCAAGCATTGTTATAACTCTATACTGTGCCATTTTATAATTTTTTAATTAATTTTTTTATTTCTTTTTCATTTGTACCTAATTTAATAAGTATTTCTTTAATATCCTCCTTATTTAAGAGATTTATATATTCATTTGCTTCTATAAAACTACATTCAAAATACTTTACCATAGGTTCTAATATTTCTAATGTATTTTGTTTTGTTTTTGATTTAATATATCTCAAAAACATTTTTTTTCTAGGAAGCATTTCACAATAAAAATTGTAAATTCCCTTTTTATCAGTAGGAGAGAATTTTTGAGCTAAATTTGCAATTTCTATATAACCTTGATACATTGATGCAAACCTATGTACCATATAGGCATTAAAATTTTCCCAAGCATTCTCTTCAAAACTATCTAAACTTGACTTTTTATAAGTTAGTTCATTTAGCCATTCAAAAATATTTTTAGGCTTTAACAAGGACATCTTTATATTCCTCTCTTAATTCTTTAGGCATTGAATCTTCTAAAATTTTATTTGTTTCTGGATCATAAAATACAGGTATAGGCATGACAGCATCTGAATCTGTTCCTGTTACAAACTTAGATACTTTACGTAATAAAGCTCCTTGTTGCCATATTTTTTTACCACTTTCTGTTTCAATAGATGTTGTATTTTTTAAATCAATGTTTGGTTGTTGCATTCCGTTATTTTGCATAATTAATAATTTTAAATAATATTTGGTTTAATTGTTTCAATAATTTTAGACATTAAAGCCATACAATTTACTTCTTTGTCTATTCTAAAGTTTGATTGATATGAATATTCATTCACATAAAAGGCAATCATACCTTCTTTTCCTGATGCATATTCAGATGAATTATCATATAAAAATCTATATAACCCTTCAAAATCCTTTACATTAGAATCTGCTACTATTTGTCTAATTGTTCTCCAATTAGGTTTTTTTACTTTTAATTCTTCTAATATTTTATTTTGATAATTACTTTCTACTAATACATCATTATCAAGTTTTAATATGTTATCTACCGTAGATACTTGTATAGTATTAAGCATTTTACGGACATCAGGGTAATTGTTGTTAACTACAATTGCTAAATCATTTACGTGTACTTTAATATCTTCTCTATCAGTAATATCCTTTAAATGTTTAACAATATCTAATTTACTAGGTGGAATTATTTTTAAAGTTTGACATCTAGATTGTAAAGGATCAATTATACGTTCTACATAATTACAAGTTAATATAAATCTAGTTGAACGTGAAAAGGTTTCAATTACATTTCTTAAAGATGCTTGAGCCATTATTGTTAAAAAATCTGCCTCATCTAAAATGACTATTTTTAAAGACCTAAAAGACATAGTACTAGCAAAACCCGATACTTTATCTCTAATAGTTTCAATACCCCTTTCATCTGAGGCATTAATATATAGTAAATCACAATCAATATTTTTAGCTATTAATTTAGCTAATGTTGTTTTACCTGTACCTGCAGGACCATAAAACAGTAAATTTTGAATATCATTTTTTGATATATAACTTTTAATAGTATCTTTAATACTTTTATTACCTACATAATTATCTATATTAGTAGGTCTATACTTTTCAACTAGTAGGCTATGATTTTTCATGATGTAAATATACGAAAGTTATTTTGGGTAAACAAGTTATTATGCGCCTTGTTTAAATTCTCCATACATACTAAATTCCTTTGGTTCTTCTTCAGGTATTTCATATTGATGTGTTTCAATAGTATATAATTTACTATCTAAAGGGGATAATCTAAATTCACAAGGATTACCTGATGCCTTAAAATGGGCTTCTAAAGTATCAGTTAAAGATTCATGCACTATTTTTTTCTTATCATCTACTAAAGTCCACTTGTCTCCAGGTGGTACTCTAGTAGCAATAAGCTTATTGTGTTCAGTTTCTTTTATTTCCATATTACATTCCCATTCCCATCATTGATGGATCCATTTGAGGTTGTGAATTATCTTCTTTAGGTTCATCTACAACTATACACTCTGTAAGAAGTACAGTTCCTGCTACTGCAGCTGCATTTTCAAGTGCTGCTCTAGTTACTTTAGTTGGATCAATAATACCATCTTTCTTCATATTAGTAACTAATCCGGATTTAATATTATACCCCTTCCAAGTATTATTTTTCTTTCCTATTAAAGAACGACCTATCATTTGAGCTTCGACTGAATCTTTACCCGCATTAATTAATATTTGTTCAAATGGTTTACCACAAGATTTATATACAATATCAGCTCCTATACATTTATTACATTTAGATGAAATAGGAATTGCTTCTCTTGCATATAATAAAGCAGCACCCCCACCAGGGACTATTCCTTCTTCAATAGCTGCTTTAGTAGCGTGTAAAGCATCATCTACTCTATCCTTCTTTTCATTCATTTCAGTTTCAGTATAACCTCCAACATGAATAATAGAAACTCCTCCTGCCATTTTAGCTAATCTTTCTTGTAATTTTTCAGTTTCAAAGTTAGATTGTGCTTTATCAATTTGAGTAGTAAGTTCTTCTAATCTTTCTTTAACAGATTTTTCATCTCCTTTACCATCAATAATAGTTGTTTTTTCTTTTGAAATTGTTACAGTACGTGCTTCACCAAACCATTCCCAAGAAAATTTATCAAGTTTCATTCCTTTATCTTTATCAAATACTTGACCTCCTGTTACTGAAGCTATATCTTCTAAAATTAATTTTCTTCTATCACCAAAATCAGGTGCCTTAACTGCAGCTACCTTAATAGTACCTCTAGCTTTATTTACAATAAGTGTTGCTAAAGCTTCACTATCAACATCTTCAGCTATAATTAGTAGAGATTTGTTAGTATTAGAAACTGCTTCTAACATAGGTAATAAATCTTTTACAGATGATAATTTTTGATTTAATACTAAAATGTAAGGATCTTCTAAAGTACAAGTCATTGTACTATTATTAGTAACAAAATAATGAGATAAGTACCCTCTATCAAACTGCATTCCTTCAACTGTTTCTAAGTAAGTATCTCCAGTTTTAGATTCTTCAATGTGTACTACTCCTTCAACACCAACTTTATCCATAGCTGTAGCAATTAATTTCCCAACTTCAGGATCATTATTTGCTGAAATAGTTGCAATTTGTTCTAATTGATTTTCATCAGAAATATCTTCTGATATGTTTTCTTTTAAATTATTAATAACTTCTTTTACAGCCGTATCAATTCCCCTTTTAATTTCAACTGCATTAGCTCCATTGGCTAAATATTGCAAACCATCTTTTATCATTTCTCTAGCTAATAAGGTTGATGTTGTAGTACCATCACCAGCTTTATCTGCTGTTTTTACTGATGCTTCTCTAACTAAATTTACACCTAAATTTTCTACAGGATCACTTACATTTATATGTTTTGCTACTGTAACTCCATCTTTTGTAGATATAGGAGATTGATTAGGTCTTTCAATTACTACATTTCTTCCATTAGGACCTAATGTAGATACTACAGCATTAGCTAATATATCAATTCCTTTTACTAATTTATTCCTACCCTCAGGGCCAAATTCTATAATTTTACTCATTTTAATTTTCTTTTAATGGTTCAGTTTCTTTTAATAATTTTTCTATAACTACTTCTTTTTTTACTCTAGCTAAAATTTGATTTTCAGGGCCAACTAAATAATCTTCCCCATTATGTTCTAATTTTGTAAACCCTTGAGTGGGTAAAATTACAATATCTCCAACTTTACTTATGGTTTTGATAAAAGTTCCTGATATTGTGTTTTGTCCTGGGCCTACTGCAATTACTTCTCCATGTTCATTTTTGTCTTTCCCCATATCGGGAACTACAATTGAACCATATTTAGTTTCTTCGGCTTCAAGAGGTTTTACTATAACTGCGTTAAATAATGCTTCTAAATTCATATTCCAATTTTTTCTTTAATGTTGTTTAAATTTGATTTAATTTTATTCCATTTATCCAAATATTCTTGGATGGATGAATACTCTCCATTTTTTTCGTTTAATTGATGTTTCATAATAGCTTCTAAAGCATTACCAAAATCACCGTAATGACCTATAGGTTTTTCATAGTCTTTACCTAAACTACCTTTTTCTAAGTATTTTTTTTGTGGTGTTATTACTTCATATGCTGTATAGCAATATGCATCTTTACCTATAAAATAAGGCTCTAACAAAGGATCTCTAATAATAGTCATATAACTTTAATTTTTTAATTATGATGTAATATACGAAAAAGTTTTTAATAAACCAACCTAAAGGGCGCTTTTAGTTAGTTAATTTTTAAAACTTTAGGCATAGCTTCTTTAGCAAATGGGATTGTCACAATTAGTAAACCATCAAAGAAATTAGCTGTTGCCTTTTTAAGGTCAAACTTAGTCCCTACTTTATATCCTAAATTAAAGGAACGTTTTGCTATTCCTCTATGAATATAACTTCGGGTAGGAGATTCTGGTGTTTTCTCCTTATCATAATTAAAACTGATTAGATCTCCTTCTAATTTAACTTCAATAGCATCTTTAGGAATGCCCGTGCAAGCTAACTCAAAAGTTAAACCTATATCATCTTCAAAAATATTAATTGGGTATTGTTGTTTGGCTTCAGTAGCCGGTGTAAATTGGGTTCCTGTTTCAAACAGGTTTCGAAATAATAGATCAAACGGATGGTGTGATCTCTCTAAAAAATGTGTACTCATATCATTTTGTTTTTATGCTGTCATTAAGATCAGCGGTTAATAAATAATTTAAAACTTGCGCCCTTAGGTCAATTTATTATACATATGTGGCATCTTCTTTTCTTACCATATAGTATAAAGTCTTTATGTCTTCTGATTGAAATTCTAATTTCATAAATCCTTCTTCCGTTAATGAAAGTTTACCACTTTCTAAATCTTTGTTTGATGCTAATATATTTTTAAATGAATCTGAATTAAAAGGTAATTTTAGTTCTTTATTTATTGTTATATTTTCATCTACAATATATTTAATTTTATTAGAAAAATTATTTAAATCTCCAAATGCAAATTGTACTATAGTTCCTCTATCAGGATCTTCTTCAGTACTAATCATTACGTCATTTATATCACTTAATGCACTTTTAGCTTTGATAAAATTACTTACGATTTCAGGAGTTAGTTCTATTATAACATCATATTTTGTTGGAAAATTAATTGTTCCTCTTTTAGGAACTAATAATGAGTCTGCTAAAGAATATGCTACATTAAATGAATTATCTTGTATATATAACTTTGAAAATACTTTATGTTCCTTTTCTAAGGTAAGTAATAATTCACCATTAGTAACTGATACTAATTTATTTAATTGTGCCGTGTCAAATATTGCTATTTCACTATCTTCAACAGGTGAAGAATTACATATTAAGTCTCCACATATATCTTTATTTTCAGATACAAAACTAATACTTAATTTACCTTCTTCAGTTAACCATCTTACTGATTGGACTAATCCATTTAAATAATATTTAGATATTATTGATTGTAACTTTGATTTATTTATCATAATTAAAAATTAAAAAATTTATTTCTATGAGGATTTAAACTTAATGACCAACCTAAATCATTATAAAATCCTTCTAACTTGTTTAATAGTATACTTTCAAATACTTTTTGTTTATCAGCATATTGCTCAATAAATGTACGAATTTGCTCTGGTATATCATAGTCTAAAAAAGCAATAGCATCAATTCTATAAGGATTATTTTTAAGGTAAATCCATTTAATTTTTTCTCCTTGAGTAATATAATTATACTTTTTGTCTAATTTCCAAAATCTTAATAAATCGTTATAGATAATAGAAGCTTTAACAGCAGCAGGTGCACCCTTACCTATTGTAGAAAACATTTCTCCAGCACGAGCTTTACGCTCTGTAAATTTATTTAATTTTTTAACTGCTTGAGGATTTCCAATTTTTTCTAAGGGTATTTCTCCACTTAATATTTGTCTCCTAAATTCTAGTAATTGAGAATCTATTTCATGTTTAGGTACTCCTTTAAGTACTTGTTCTAAACAACTTTTAAAAAATTTACCAAACACAGGGGGGAAATTAGCTTTTTTAAATTCTAACCCTTTTACATCTAAAGTTTCATTTTCAATACCTTCTTGTTTAGTAATCCATTGTGCATATCTTCTTGTAGCTCTAAAATAAGCTGATCTGATTACACATTCAGTTTTCATCTCTAATCTATGAGAATTAACATTAAAACAATCTTTAGCTAATCTATCATAATCATCAGTTATAATATCTTGGTACTTAAGTGCTTCTTTTTCTAATGCATTATCTCTTTCTTTTTCGGACATTTCATCAAAATTAGAGTATAAATGTCTTAATAATGGTTCGGCATTAAAATAATTAGAATCTGTATCAACGTAGGCACAATAATTTATATCACCGGGGTCACAAATCCACCAAGGAGTTTCTTCTAAATGTTTCATATTTTTCCTTTAATTACTTTATTCATGTGTCTATTAGCGCATAAAGCACTTTCTTGGATAATACGCTGACCACTTAATGTAATAGCTTCAGATAACACTATATTACCATATCTAAACGAACCTAATGCTGTTGCACCATACAAACTATTTAATAGAATTTTCATAGTATATTGTTTCATATGCATAGCTGCACCTAATTCTTTGTTTCCTGATTTAAATGCTTTTTGCATTTTGCCCTTATATAAAACTCTTTCATCAAACCATTTTTTTAAAATAGTTGATAGTACAGATTCACGATTTGTTTTAAACATAACCCCATTAGCTGATATAGCCCAATTATGCTTTTCAATAAAACCTATTAAATCACCAATAGTAACTTTAGTACGTTTACGTTTAATATTTTCAATTAATATTTCTTCTTTAGGATCTTTTGTTCTTAAATCATTTAAACCTAATCTATTATTTCTAAGATCAGAATCTATAATTCTAGCTACCATTGTTTCTTTACCAATATTAATAGTCATAATAATTGAAGGATATAGTGAAGTTAAATCCTCATCAAACATATAATTATATAATCCAGCTTGTGGACAAAATAAATATCCACCTGCATATTTTCTTTTTTCTGGTGGGTTACGATCTTTAGAAGGTGGTATAATATTTTGACTTAATAAATATGCTGATATAGCTCCATCTTGTGTTTTTGTATTAGCATATACTTCACTATAATTATGTTTTCCCTTATGAGCTAGATTTTTAGTTAAAGCTAAATAATCTAATTTTTCATCTAATAATTTTAATATTTCAACATCCACAAAATTATACTTAATAAATTTCTGAATATCAGTATTAAATAAATCATCTAAATTACCTTTATATTCAATTTTATTCATTCCAACATATTTTTCCCCAATTGCATCTAATCTCATTGATGGTTCATCTGCCCAACTATACTTTTTATGTAAACGCATATAATCTAAAGATTCAACCCCACATATTTGAATAAATTGGTCTTTATACCAAGGTGTTTCTCTTACATAACCTATTGGAGATAAGAATCTAGCAAAATCCTGACCTAAAACATTACATAATCTATAATATAAATAAGGAATATCAAAATAATCACTATTCCACCCTACAATAATATCAGGATCAATATCTCTAAATCTTTCTAAAAATTTACTTAACAACTCAGTTTCATCTTTACAAGGAATAATCTCTTTATTATTTTTTGTTTTAGTATGTTTTAATTGGTTCTTTTCATCTAAAATAACAATACCCCATTGGTCTAATTGTTTATCATACCAAGCAATTGATGTAATTCTTTTAGGAGCACTTTGAATATACTCAGGAGTTAAAGCATCTCCCATTTCACACTCAATATCAAAAAATAATTCTCTATGAGTTGTAGATGGAGTATCATTAATACCATATTTTTCAATTAAAAACTTTTGATGAGCAGGCATATCACCAAAGTGAATCCTAGTATCATCATTATTCCAATATTTAGTTTTTTTAAGAGATTCTCCATTTAATCCAGTAAAAGTTGCTTCATGATCAGGGCATTCAATATATGCTTGATTATCCCATTCTACCTTTTCATAACCTTCATCTGTCCATAAATGTATTAAATGTTTATTACCTTTAATACGTCTTGCAAATGCTTTTTTATACATCTATTATTTTGATTCTTCTTCAGTAAAAAATTGTTTTAAATCTGGGGCGAAATAATTTATTGATTTCATTACTTTTTTATCACTTGAACGATATACTACATAACGATTACCAACTTTCTCCCAATGACATGGATGATTTTTTGCTATAGATACTTCTTTAACAGTTTGTTCTGCTTCTTCTACAGTAGCACAAGATTTAGACATATTAGATGCTTGAACTTCTTGATATGCTTTCCAAATATGACCCTTTAAACCATGCAACATTGTCCCATTACCTAATGAGACATATGTAATATCACATAAGGCATCTAATATACCTACTATATCTCCTTTTTCACATGCTTCTTTATATTCTTCTAATTCTTCAAGAATAAAATCGTATACAAACTGCCATTCTTTCTTTTTACCAATAGTTGGTGTATAATTATTTGGTTTACCAAATGTTTCATTAAACGTTTCAACCTCATTTACAAAAGGCACATTCCAGTATTTATTACCTAATTTTTCTTTTTTATTATCCATTATTTTTATATTTGATGTCCTCCATTATTAATTTTTAATGAGTTAAAAAACTCTTGTCTTGCATCATTTCCATTATGTCTAAACACACCTGATGCTTTAGTGGTTACCATTGCTGCTCCTCTATGTTTAACACCTCTACAACTTACACAATTATGTGTCGCTACTATTGTAATAATAACACCTAAATTATCTTCACAAATTTTATCTACTGCATTATGAATAGCAGATGTTAATTGTTCTTGGATTGCTCCTCTTCTACCAAAATGCTCTACAATTCTATTTAATTTACTTAAACCTACAACTGTTCCTTTTTCTGATGTAATATAACCAATATGGACTACACCTCCAATTGTTTGATGGTGATGAGAACACATAGAAGTTAAAGGAATATTTCTTTCAATTACTATCCCATCATAACCATCAGATGGAAATGATGTAATTGGTGACATTGCAGTATATCTACCAGCCCATAAATCATTTACATATGCTTTTGCAACTCTTCTTGGTGTATCATTTGAATTTGGATCATTTCTCCAATCACATTTTAATGCATCTAAAAATTCTCCATATGCTTTAGTTGCTTTAATAATCATATCTGATTTTTCTTGATCATTTAAAGGAAAGCCTGGTGCTACACCATTAGCAAATCCTTCTTGTGTGCATTCTAAGTCTAATTTTTTATTCATTTTTAATTATTTATATTATACAATATACGAAAATTTATTTAAAAAACCAAACTATTTTAAATAATCTTGTATAGTTTCACTATCATCTCTTTCCCATGGATATATAATCCACTCATCACCTTCATGTGTAAAAGCATGCATTGTAGGTTTTAAACATGATGTGTGTGGTTTATAATGTAATACTGCTGTAGTATATTCTACCCCATATTTTTTAAGAGTTTCCCCACTATCACATATATCATCTATTATTAGACATTCCATAGGTTCATAATGTTTAGGAGTATCTATATATTCTAAATTCAAAATATGTGAAACTAAAACAGCAGGAATTAATCCTCCTCTTTTTAAACCATGCACATATTTAATTTCTGGGTGGTTTGTTTTAATTTGATAACATAAATCATCAACAAATTCTTCAATTGCAGGCCATCCTATATAAATTTTATTTTCCATATTATCTTTTTCCTCCAAAATATTCTGTAGCATGACCCTCACTAATTAGTTGTCTATTAAGACTTACTTCATCTTCTTTAAAAATTTCTCCTAAACATCTACCATATTTTCCTACACCATGAGACTGAAGGGTAAATATTCCATTACCTAACATTTCTATAAGTCTAGCTTTAGCAGCTAATCCTAATTTTTTTTCTTCTAAATCTCTAGTTCTTGATTCTGGAGCATTCATCCCCATCATTCTAATTCTTACTTTTTTCCAAGTATCAAACCCTAAGTCTACAAGAGCATCAACAGTATCACCATCTACTACTCTATCTAATTTTGCGTTATATTTATACATTTTTTATATATTCTTTTAATTTATCAATTAATATTAATACTTCATCTGGTTCCATAGTTATAGCACAACATATTTCTACATTTTCTTCTATTTCTTCTAATATTTTTAACGCCTCTTCTTTAGACACCCCTTTGTGTATCAAAAGCAATAATATGATCTCTACCAGTCATATTATAACCCTGTTCAGCACACATATTAAATACTAAAGGATACATTTTTATTAATTGTTCTCTTGTATCTCCTGCAGGCATAATAAATGTTTTATACTTAGGTATATTTAATTCAATTCTATAATCTTCAATTTCTTTTAAATTTCCTTTTGTTCCATCCCACACAGGTTTATAATGATAATCAGAATGAAATTCTATCATTTTTTTAATTGCTTCTGTGTTTAACCTTTTCCTATTATGGATATCTATAAATTTTTGATTAACAACCTTCCCAGCAGGCGTAATAGCTCCAATAACAGGAACACTATTAGAAAATTTAGGGCTAAGAGAGATAAGATTAAGAGGATAATCGGTTTCAACAAAAGCAGATCCCTCAGTTTCAATAGTAACAATAATATTTCTTTCATGTGCAAAATGTGTTATTTCATTAATTAATGCTGCATGCATTGTAGGTGATCCCCCAGTCAGCATCATTTCTTTAACATGAGGATTTTCATCATATATTTTTATAATATCATTAAATGAAAATATACCTTTTTCGGGATGAATACTAGTATACCAACTATCACACCAACCACCTTCCCCAAAATAACATCTATGAGTACAACCTGTTGTTCTAACTGCAATAGTTGGTCTACCAATTCTACTTCCTTCTGATTGTACACAACGATATACCTCTACTATAGGTAATCTTTTGTTGTAATCTTCTATCCTTTTTAACATTTATTAATTTTTTTAAGTGGTTTTTTATTCACTGTTATACTTTTATTCAATGTAATAGGCTGCATTTTTACCATGTTCCATAAACTTAACCTTAACGACTTTAACCCTATTGTTAGTTTCATTTTTTACAAAATTATTTAATTTATTATAGATATATTCTGCAAATTTTTCAGCTCCTGTAGCCGGGATTATTCTTAGTTGTAAACATCCCTCAAACTGTTTTCCAACTCCATGATCTAATGCTTGTAATTTCATTAACATAGGATCATCTTCTGCTACTAAAACTGTATGGTCAAACATATAATCCATCCAAGCTTTAGGTTGTTTTCCATCTATAAGAGTATTAGCTCTTTTCATACCTCCAAAATCCCAAACCCAATTTCTATTGTCTAATTCTCCTTCAAAATAAACTTTAAAAGAGATACCATACCCATGTAAAAACTGGCAATGTGTTGTTGTAGCTTTCCATTGACGAAATACACAACTAAACCCATCAAATACTTTACTTGACTGAAATTTACCCATTATGAATTAAACCAATTTAATACTTGCTCCTTAGTCCAGCCTCCAGCTTGTGATCTTTTTAATTCATTACCAGACATATCTGTTTGAACTAATGTTGGTACACTTTTAATTCTATATTCTTCAGTATACTGAGCATCATATTGTGTATCAATGTTTTTTATTTGCATACCTTCTCTTGAAAGTTGATCCATTACGGGTTTTAATATCTTACAAGGTTCACACCAAGGTGCACTAAAAAATAATATTCCTTTATCCATTTTTTTATTTATTTAATTTATACTAATTCTTCTATTATACCTACAGCTTCAGATACTATTAATAACGTAACTGCTACACTAATGTTAAAAGGAATAAAAATATAACCTAATATTCTAATCCCAGATTTAACAAAACTGATTTTTTGATGCCATTCAGCATCAGGTAATTTTTTAATTGTTTTTTTATTCATAATTTTTTAATATTTGTTCAACGTGTTTTTTTGCTATTTCCCACCCATCAATATACTCAACAGGATCTTTTCTACCTAATTTAATAAACGCTTCAATACGTTCTACTGAGGAGGCTGATTTATAATCTGATCTTCCTTCTGCGTCTGGTTTGTATGATGTATTAGTTCTTTTATAAACCTCATCAAAATCTAAATTTAACATTTTGCAACATCTTTCACCATCTTTTAAAATAGTAAATTTATCACCATCTAAGTAAGGTGTGTAATAATTTACTTTATCTGCGCCCCAATTACCTTGTTTAAATGCTTCATAATCTGCATCTCTAAATTCTTGTCTACAGTCAGGATAGATTGCATGATCACCTGCATGTATACCCATTGCTATTCTTACTTCACCTCCTCTTACTTGGGCGATAGATAATGCTACAGCTTGAATAATAGATGAAAACATCTTATTTCTATTAGGTACAACTGTATCTTTCATATTATCCTCTTCATAGTGTCCTTCTGGGACATCATCTCCACCTTTAACTAAATTTGAATCTAATAAATCTACTAAACCATCCAATTTTATTATTTGGAATTTTACTGTTTGATTATTTACATTCAAATAATTAACTAATTCTTTTGCTCTTTCTAATTCAACATCATGTTTTTGACCATAATCAAAAGCAACTGCTGTTACTTTATAATCTTTTGCTAATAAATGTAGTAATACTGTACTACTATCCATTCCGCCTGATAAAGATAATACTGCTTGTTTTTTATTTGTCATCATTTAGGTATTTTTTAAATTGTGTTATATTGTGGTGTATATTATATAATATTTTAGGAGTTAAGGATATTATACTAACCTTATCAATTTTAGTTGATGATTTAGTATACAACCCATTTGAAGAATATTTTATACCTTCTAATCCATGAATTATAGGATTTGAAGTATCAATTGATTCTATAAAAGGAAAATCACCATAATATCTAAACTCTTGAGGTAAAGCACATCCTAATAAATGTACTCTATCACTTTTATTTATTATATTTGATTTATACATTTTTGATATAGTCATAATACGACCCATCATTTTACCAACTAAAGGGTTAGGATGTGGAAATTCTTTAGCATACCAATCAGCTCCATAACTAAATGCTATTTTTTTATAACCCTGGGTTTGTAATATACTATAACATTCTAATGCCTCAGGATAATTTTGTGCTTGAACTACTGCTACTTTAGTTGTATTTTTGGGTAAATTTATAGAAATCCATTGTTTAGCATTAACTAATGTTGCTGTTTTATCCTGCCAAACATCAGGTACAATAAACTCATTTGGTTCTAATTCATGAACCCAATGTAATAATCTATCAGTATCATATGCTACACCTAATTCATGGAGAGAGTTATCCATTATAATGTATCTACCATCTTTTTTAGCTTTAATAAAATGTTTTTTATACATTTCATTTTGATCTAATAAATGAGGTAAACAATACTCATAGTCATTAATATCATAACTTCTAGAAAGCATGTTTATAGGTAATTCGTGACTAACTTTTGGCATATTCTTTTATTTTATATTTAATATATGAAAAAGATTGTTGTAAACCAAGTCCACCTAAAAGAATAGTCCAAATATTTGGATGCCAATGTTCACCACAAAGTCCAAGTGCGTGTTTTAAAAATTCTACCATTAGTCTTCTTCTACAAATTCTACGTCTCCGTAATCATCAATTGGTTTATCTCTTACTAAGTCCCAATCGGCATCATCTATGATTTCTTGTTGGATATCTTCATCACCGGTTTTCCACTGTTTTAATTGTTCGTCTGTTAACACATATTCTTCCCATCTGAAGTTTGCGTAATTTACTGTTCTTGTTAATTTTGCCATTATATTACTCTTTTAAATATTGATTGTTCTTTTAATTTTGCCTCAATTACTATATCTGGTTCAAGACCATATGTTTGTATTTTTTCATAAATTAAATCAGAATGAGCTTGAGGACGAATTGACTCATCTAATTTTTCTTTTCTACGACTTTCTGAATAATGACAACATTGTGCGATTCCTTTAGGCCAAGTAGTAGCTGCCATTCTTAATGCTTCTTCTTCAGTTAAATCTCCTGTATTAAATTTATGATGAAAATAATCAAATGTAATTGGG